GAAATAGAACCAGTTGGAGCTATGGAAGTTACAGATACATTTCTAACTCGTAACTTTTCAGACCTAAAATCAATTCTATTTTCTTTCTCTTGTGCTTGCATAAACTTAGACTCTAATACCTTGTACACTACATCTTGATTTAACTCTCCATTCCAACCATCAAATACACCACGCTCTTCTGCCAACAGCATACTTTCTGACCAAGAGAAAAACGATAAGAACCAACTAAGCTGTTCTGCAAATTCTACTGCTCCCTCACTATCATAAGGTATCTCTAATTCTGCGAGTAGGTCTGCAAATCCCATGACACCTAATCCGAGTCTTCTAAAAGCCTTTGAGGTTTTATTAATTTCATCTACGGTTGTTTTAGAGACTTCTTGAACATTGTCGAGAAACCTAATTCCAACCCTAATAGCATACTCAAAGAACTCAAAGTTAAACTTGTTTGTACTCGTGTCAAGAAAAGACATAAGATTGAGACTACCTAAACAACATGCCTCATTTTCTAAGAGAGGTACTTCACCACAAGGGTTTGTTGCTTGAATACTACCAAACTCTGGTATCATATTATCTTCATTAACTTTGTCTAGAAAAAGAACTCCAGGGTCTCCAGACTTCCAAGAACTTTCTGAGATTAACTTAAATAATTCTTTTGCGGGTAACGAGTATACTACCTCTCCAGTTAAGGGTGATACTAAATTCCAGTCTCCATCATTCTTAACAGCCTCCATAAAGAGATTGCTTATTCCTATAGAAAGATTGAAATGGTTGAGTTGGCTATCAGAAAAAACTTTTTCTAAAACTTTAATATACTCTCTTAGCTTTGCCTGTTGTGGGTCTCCAGAATATCCGAGTGAAACTATCTCTTCGTCTGCCCCATCCCAACCAATTTCTGTCTTAAAGGACCTTAAGAGCTGTCCAAATTTTGGAGAGGGCTTTGATTTGTAGGCAATGAACTCTTTTATATCGGGATGGTCTATGTTCAAAACTCCCATTTGAGCACCACGCCTTGATGCTTGATGTATAACGTCTCCTGTTGTATCAAACTGTCCCATAAATGGAAGAGGTCCACAGGACTTTCCACCAGTAGTTTTTATAGGAGCACCACGCTCACGTAGCTTTGAGAAGTTAAATCCTAATCCTCCTCCCCATGCAAAAATTTCTGCAGCATTACTTAGTGCTGTATAGATACTCTCTCTTGAGTCCTCAACTGGAAGAACAAAACAATTCATTAGATTGTCAATTCCAGTTCCAGCATTAGCTAATACCCTACCCCCTGGTAGGAAAACTCCTTCTGATAATAGTTGATAAAATTTTGCTGTCCATTCAGCAAAGTTTTCTTCTTTTTCAGCAGAAGCTATATGAGTAGCAACCCGAACACACATTTCTTCCCAAGTTTCTGACTCCTTTGCATACTTTAGTTTAAATATTTTGTCTTGAAACTCAGTCAACATCTTTTACTTCCTTGTCTAAATAGATTATTTCAAATTGTACTTTACTCATTCCATCAAGAAGTGTAGTGGACATTCCGACTTCACCCTTAACAATTTTGTCTACAATGGCTTTCTTCTCTGCCTCTTTTTGCTCTAAAACAAAAGACCCTCCAAGTTCATTTAGTAGAAGTATGGATAAAACTGCTAATTCCTGTTGCTTCTGTAGTAACTCATTGAGTTCAGAAACTAATCTTTTATTCTCAAGTACAAGTTCATCTGCTTGGTCTAGTCCTATACTCATCTGTTATCTCCATCACCATGAATTACTTTACGTTTATCTCTATCTCTTAACTTGCTTATATTCTCTTCAGCTATTTCATCCATATCCATATAAAGGTCTGAGCATAGTGCAGCTACATACCAAAGTACATCACCTATTTCTTTTCGAAGCTCTACCCATCGAGGAGTATGTGGTTCACCAAAAGTAACGAGACCTTCATCTCTTAACCACTTCTTAATTTTCTCCGCCACTTCTCCAGTTTCACCTGCAAGTCCGAGAGTTGGATAGACAACACGAAACTGTCTATCATATACTGCTGTTGTTTTTGCTAAGTCTTGATAATCTTTAAAGTTCATTTATCCTCCAAGATAATTGAGCAACTCAGGAACTTCATCAATGAAAGTTATCTTAGGGTCGCCCTCTAAATGGTCATTAGTTATTGTTCTTATTCCAAACAAAGTACAAACATTTCTCAATTCTGAATTCAAAATTAAAGCTCTGTCTTCTACATAGTAGTCACAATTATGCTGTCTTACAGCTAAGTGTTTTTCTTTATCTGTAAAAACTAGCTCATCTACATTAGGAAAATCATATCTTCTTAGCCAAGACTCTGTCACCCACTTCACCCACTCCTTTCGATGTGTTATATATTTTATATCATATCCGACTGAAAGACTCTTGAGCGCATCTACAACTCCGGCTTTAGGTACAACATTAGAATATAAATCCTCTCTTCTAACTAGATTATTCCAAAACATTTTGTTGTAATGAGATTCTCCTATACCTTCAGAGGCTAATTCTTCTTCAGTCCAAAAGATAAAAAAGGTTCTCTTCTCTTTATAGTCATGTACAAGTGCATCCCAAACAGCGTTTCTCCAGTTATAAAGTACGCCATCTAAATCAAAACCAACGATTGGTTTACTCATTTTCTACCTCCTTTCCTAGTGTCCTAACACCTCTTTAACTTCTTTCCTTGGAACTTTCTCTATAAGAGCATAGTCAAAGTAAGTTAACTTTAAGTTAATCTTTCTACAGAGAGCCTTTATTTCTGATTTCTGAGTATGTGACTTCTTGTATAGATGGTTAACAACCTCTGCTGAATCAGTTTTAAAAGTTACACTCTTTATTTTAAAATCTTTACAGTAGTTGATTGCATTTATTAGTGCCATGAACTCTGCTTCTAGAGAAGTTCCGAAACCAAATACCAGCTTATGATATGATATAAGTTTCTCATTTTCATTAAAGATTTTAAACGAGCCGTAAGTCATGCCACGTAATTTACCTCCATCACAAAAAACTGTGTGGTGTTTATTTTTACCTTTCAAAAGAATACTTTGCCTCCGATAGTAATAGTCTACCAAAATTATTTTCGTTTCCCTTGTTATCAAGAAGCCAATCTCCTAAGTCGTACTTATCTGGATACCCCTTGAAAGTAAACAGCCTACACTTATATTCCCCTAACGAGTTAGCTACTAACTGTGCTCCTTTCTCTCCAGGTTCATCATTATCAAATACAACATAAACAATTTTTTGTTGGTTGAATAGCTTATTCCATGAGTCATTCCAATAAGTTGCTCCAGCATTGTGACTCACTGCTGGATAACCAAACTGTCTTAGAAGGAGTGCATCAGTAGGACTCTCTGTAAGAATAACACTACTGCAATGCTTCAACATATCTCCATTCCAAAGGAGTGGTCCTACCCCACTATACCAACTCTTAATTCTTTTGGTTGGTAGGTCTCTTCGCATTTGAAAATTGTTTAGAGTTCTGTCCACAAAGAAAGGAATAACATACCAACCAGAGGTATATCCTAGTTGGTATGTATCAATTGTTTTATCAGTTATTCCTCTCTTGTACCAATAATCTCTATGTGTCTTTCCACTCTCCCAAAAAACTTCTACAAGCTTTGGATATACAGTTAGCTCTTCTCCTCTTGGGGTATCTATAGAAACATAAACTTTATTCTCTACAATCTCTGCTTCTCTTATAATCTGTCTAGCCTCAAGTGGATTCTTTCCTTTTACTTTCGTGAGCCAAATGTATGCATCACCATTTATCTCTTTGCTGTTCCAAAAGAATAAATCTCTGTATGTATCCAGCACAAGGGAGTCATGTTCCAAAGCCTTCAAGTATCTAGTGTCGCCCTCTAACTTATAATCCCTCTCTATTAAATTTTGTAAGAAGCTCAACTTGATTCTCCTTTGAATTTTTTAAATGCTGCGCTAAAAAATTTCTACCTTAAAGGACCTTCCTCGCTGTTCAAATTTTTAAAGTGATTACAGTATACCACACTTTTCCATTTTTGTAAATGGTACTTATTTCCTATTGACACTTACATTTTTTTGTGGTATTATCTTATAGGTTCTAGATTAAGCAAGAGTATAAAGAGTTTTTAAAAAGAGTTTAACTTCTTTAAAGAGTTTAAGGGGGATGATAATTTATGTTAGTACTTTTGTACTATGGACAAATATGAAAAACTGTGCTATAATATTGACAGTTAGTGGAATAAAAAACTAACTTATTATTTTATTTATAGTAGTAGTATACACTATAATTTATGAATTGTAAATAGGTAAGGAGTACTATTGGAACAGGAATATACTATTCTCGACACATCTTTATCATTAGGAGAATTTCAAAAAGCTTTAAGAACTGTAGAGTTTATTGGATTCGATATAGAAACTAGTGGATTAAACTTTCTATCAGACAGAATTAGGTTAGCCCAATTCGAACTAGGTAGCAAAGTTTTTATTTTGGATTTTGATAACTACCCTGACGCACAGAAGAATTTTAAATATGTTGTTTCATTAATAAAAGATACAAATAAAACAATTATTTCACATAACGTTAAGTTTGAATTGAAGTTTACATTGAAAAGTACTGGTATTCTTTTAACTAAAGTGTTTTGTACACAGCTTGCTCAGTCTATACACTTAGCTGGTATAGCTAGGGGCAAGGATAAGTTTCCAAAACTTTCTACTTTAGTAGATGAATACTGTGGGGTAACACTTGATAAAGAAATAAGATTAAACTTTGTAACAAGTCCAGAAATTACTCAGGAAATGTATGACTATGCGGTATTAGATGTAAAATATTTAAAAGAAATAATGATGTTACAAAAATTGGAAGCAGTAGAAAGAGGTTATCCACAAGTTTTTGATTTAGAAATGGAACTGATTCCAGTAGTAGCACAGATGGAATATGATGGTGTCCTAGTTAATTGGGATGTATGGTATGAACTTGCTCTTGAAGCAGAGAAGGTAGTAGAAGAAGCCAAAGAAACAATTACTAAGATTGTTTTTGAATCTACTTGGGATAAAGCTAAAGAAGAAATAACTGATGGTATATCAGCTTACGAGTACTATGAAATACCAATACCCAAGACTCAGAATAGTAAGAAGTTTAGAGTAGACAGAACCTTTTTAGAAACTCTTACATCACCTGAGTTTATTCTTGAAGAATTAAAAACAACTTGGAATGTAGGAAGCAACGCTCAAAAACTAAGGGCATTACAGTTGTGTGGTGTAAGTGTAAGTAATACGAAAAGAAGTACTCTTGAGCGCATTACTACACACAATATTTTAGTAACAGCAATGCTCGATTTTAATAGGGCTAATAAAATTGCTACTACATACGGACGTAACTGGGAAGAACTAATTCATCCTGATACTGGACGAGTGCACCCAACATATAATCAGATGGGTGCAGCTACAGGTAGATGGTCATCAGATAATCCTAATATGCAAAACATTCCTAAGCAAGAGCGTTATCGTAATTGCTTTTTAGCTAGAGAAGGATATAAGATTCTAACGTGCGACTTTTCTCAAGCAGAAATGAGAATCATGGGTGCAGTAAGTAGAGAGCAACGAATCATAGAAGCTTATGTTAAGGGTGAAGACATTCATGCTAAAACTGCTAGTGGTATTTATGATCTTTCTTTAGAGGAAGTAACACATGACCAACGTGATAAAGGAAAGACAGTAAACTTTTCAATTATCTATGGTACTACTGCTTATGGAATGTCAGTGAAGAACGAAGGACTCTCAGAAGAAGAAGCTGAAGAACTCCTATCTAAGTTTTTTGAATCACATCCTAGTCTTGATTACTTCATTCAACGTGCTGGTAATTTAGTTGTCGAGCATCTAAAATCACGTACTCCATTTGGAAGAGTTCGTTACTTTGAAAACAAGACAACCTTTAAAGATTATAAACAAAGAAAGAAATGGATTGCTAGACTAAAGCGTGAAGGAGTTAATCATATCATTCAGGGATGTAGTGCTGACTCACTTAAGATAGCTATGGTAAGCATGTTCTATAATAATCCTTTTGGACATGAGAACTTTAGATTTCTTATTCAAGTACATGATGAAGTTGTTGTAGAGGTACGTGAAGATATAACAGAAGAGGCTACAAAGTTTTTAGTATCTCACATGGAGCAAGCCGAACAACAATTTCTTGGAGAGATTCCAGCAGTTGCAGATTGTTTACCACCACTTGATTACTGGTCAAAAGGAGAATAGAATGGGATATGAAAGAGAGGACTACCTTACCAAGATTAAAAAGGAACGAGATAGGCTTTCTGATTTCGGATATAGAATAAGCTATATCTCTGTACATAAAAGAGTGTATGAAAAAATAAAAGATAGAGTACTTGTTTTACATATAGGGTCTAAGGAAAGAATGAGGTTGTTTGGACACACACTTTATATCTACCATGAAGCTACACCTTTTGAATTTATTATTGGTGTTCTTGAAGAGAAAGAACATGGCTTTAGCATATAAAACTAAGTTAGGAGTTCTTGTACATGACGACTGTTTTAATACTTTTGAAACTCTGATTAAGGAAAAGGTAAAGGTAGATTTAATTTTAGCAGACCTACCTTATGGAACTACTCAAAATAATTGGGACTCTGTTTTACCTTTAGATTTATTGTGGAAAAACTATTGGCAGTTGTGTAAAGAAAGAACGCCCGTTGTTCTTACTGCACAGTATCCGTTTGATAAAACTTTAGGTGCTTCACAGATTGAATATCTAAAGTACGAGTGGATATGGAAGAAGAACTATGCTACTGGGCATCTTAATTCTAAGAGTATGCCAATGAAAAACCATGAAAATATTTTAGTGTTTTATAAGAAGCCACCAACATACAATCCACAGTTTACAGAGGGTGAACCATATAAAAGCGTAGTAGGTGCTGATGCAAAGACAAGTAGTAACTATGGAGTACAAGGTGCATATGTTATAGATAATCCTGGTATACGCTATCCAAGAACAGTATTAGATTTTGATAAGGCTCGTGGTAGTTTTCATCCGACACAAAAACCTTTAGCTTTATTTGAGTACATGATTAAGACTTACACTAATCCTAATGATGTTGTTCTTGATAATGTACTAGGTAGTGGAACAACAGCAGTAGCTTGTGAAAGACTAGGAAGAAAGTGGATAGGAATAGAGAAGGAGGCTAAGTACATTGAGGTTATTATTAAACGATTGGAAGCGGAACTTACACCTTAAAGGGAAAGTTTCCCTGTTCAAAATTTTAAACGGAGAATTAAATACATGAGTAATCCAGAGAATATGGTACAAAAGTTCCGTGAAGATATGCAAGATAAGTATGGTGAAAGTTCATTAGTAACTACAGAGAGTCATCTAGAAAGTGGAGTAATTTCAACTGGAAGTTTATCTTTGGATGTGTCATTAGGTATTGGTGGAATACCAAGAGGAGTATTTACTGAGATAGTTGGACCTGAGTCTTCTGGAAAAACTACATTAGCTTTGTCTATAACAAAGCAAGCTTTATCACAAGGTATAAGCGTTCTATACTTAGATGCTGAGCGTAGTCTTGACTATAGGTATGTCGAAACAATCATTGGAGACTTTGATTCTAGCCTTCTTACAATTCTTTCTCCTGAAACAGCGGAAGATTTTTTTGAGGTAGCAGAAGAAGGGATAGTTTCTGGTGCTTTTGGAATGATTATATTAGATTCTCTTGGTGCGTTGTCACCGAAGAAAGAGTTAGACGACGACCTAACAGATGCTAATGTTGCTTTACTTGCACGGCTACTTACCAAATGGCTAAGAAGAAACTCATTCAAAGTTAAAAAACATAATGTAGCTTTTATTTTTCTTAATCAGGTAAGAGATAAAATTGGTTCTTATATGGGAGGGTATGTTTCTCCTGGAGGCAATGCCTTGAAACACTTTCTTACTATAAGAATAAAATTTACTGCTGGTATGAAAATAAAAGCTGGCGACGAGATAGCTGGAATCCTTACTAAATTTACAGTAACAAAAAATAAAGTAGCAATTCCCTATCGTGCTGGTACGATACCTATAATTTTTGGAATTGGTATTGACTACTATAGGGATGTAGTAGAGTTTACAAAAAGACTTGGCATACTTAGACAAGCAGGTTCTTATTATAAATTTGAAGGTGAGACATTAGGACAGGGTGTAGAAAAAGTGTCACTAGTACTTAAGGACCATCCTGAAACACTTGACAAAATTGTAAAAATGTGTTATGATATGCTAGGTAAACAATTTAAGGAGACTGTATGAACAGGAAGATAGGCTTTGAAAGATTATACACACTGGGGAACTACAAGAATTTGAAGGTCACTGACGAAATTTCAGACCTTCCTTATGAGGTATGGAAAAGTGTACCACTACTTCGTGAGTTACAGTTCATTCAAACAGACCTTGTTTATATGAATTACGTAAAGGAAAGTAGAGTAATGAACAATCCTTTAAATAAACCAGAAGAGATTGAAGAGCTTATACACTTATTGGATGAGTCAAGAACATCTACATTGGAAAAACTAAAGGAGGCATTTGCTGAGCAGACATTAACAGAAACAACTCAAGCAGTAATAACAGAAACTATAAATGAGGAATCGGAGGAATAAATTTCATGGGTTTACCAAAAGTAGATAGAACGAGTACAAGTTACTCAAACAAACAAAAGCTTAGTTTTATAAAGCTAACTCCTGGGCAACATCTAATCAGGTTGTTACAACCAATAGAAGAAATTAAACTCGCTTATACCCACTGGGTTAAGGGAACGAGTTTAGAATGTCCTGGAGAGAATGAGTGTCCATTGTGCCTCAACAATAAAGATATTCTTGCAAGTGTTGGTGGAGAGTATAAGAAAGCAAAAGAAGTAACTGGATTTAATCCTTGGCAGGTAAGATATTATGCTAACATTCTTGACCTAACTCCTGTAAAAGTATCGCCAAATTCTGAGAATGGTTTTGAAAATAAGCGTGACCAAGCTGGAGATTGGGGTGCTGTTTGTGAGGATTGTGGAGATTCTTTAGCATCTGTACAAGTACGTCCGTCTAATACAATAAAGATTTTAGCTGGCGGTAAGAAGTTATTTGAAGCACTTGAATCAATTGACTTAAGCATTACTGTTCCAGATGAAACAAAGCCTTACACTTTACCTGACGGTAGTATTGCCTTTGAAGAAAAGAAAATTGGTATAGAGAATTATGACGTTGCTCTTATGACTGTTGGAGTAGGTCGTGAAAGATTAGTAACTCCTGTACCACAAGCACACCGCAATCAAGTGTACAATCTTGAAGAGAGAGAAGACGAGTTGTTTGATTTAGATCGAGCATTAGTTGTTCTAACTCCACCAGAGATTGTAGACTTACTTAGTGGTGTAACACTTAGAGACATTTTTGCGGCTCGTCTTGCAGAAGAAGATGAAATAACAGATACCGTAATAGCTAATGAAGCTATAGAGGTTTCAAAAACTATAGAGGCATCTGTGGAAGCATCGTTGGACGACATTTTTAAAATCTGATTACTAGAATTGTCTATTGTTAGGGGAGAGTTAATTCTCTCCCCTAGCAAAAACAAAGGAAATATAAATGGATGATATGGAGTCATTAGCAGATGTTTATAGAAAGAAACTAGATACAGAAGAGAGTAAGGTAAGTGTGATTGTTTCTTTTTATAGAGCTTCTTTTGATTCACTAGCAGAGTTAGATGATATAAAATTCTTTTCTAACCTTATAAAACTTTTTGGTGCAGATAGAGTTTTTACAGCGATTCTAACAATAGCAAGTAAGAGAACAGTACTTCCAAATGGTTCTCGAGCATATATAAAAGGTTCTATACGAAGCGTGGCATCAGATATGTTTCATGGAAGGGGTAGTAGTAACACACGCTCACTTGATATGAGTGAGTTTATATCAAGGAGAGTTGAAATGGCTAAGGAAATAAAAGGAATAGAGGTAGAGTTAGATGACTAATACAATGCTTTTTTCTGAAGAATCTGAACAAGCTGTACTGTCACTGCTACTACATCATCCAGAGAATATAACAAAATGTGGTGGACTAACTGCTAATTCTTTTTCTTCTAAAGCGAATAGAGTTCTTTATGATACGCTGATTAGATTAGCTTTAGATGGAATAGTTCCAGAGATTTCTATTGTTACAGAATATCTTAAATCAAAAGACTTGTTAGATAGTGCTGGAGGAATAGACTATCTAGGTCAGTTGTTTGAAACTACATATCAAGCTGAAAACTTTGAGTCTTATTTAAAGTTAGTAGCGGATTCGTTTAGAGGAAGAACCCTTCTTACTATTGCTAAAAGTATTCCTACTTGGTTACAAAAGGCTACGGATATAGGAGCACTTGTTTCTTTAATAAGAGATAAGTTAGGAGAGTTGATTCTAGAAGCTGGTGGTGAGAAAACAATCTCATTAAAGAATACTATTATGGCGCAGTGGAAAGAGATCGTAGAACGTACTCACCATTCTGGTATAAGCGGTTTGACTACAGGATTTCCATCAATTGACTGGCTTATAAATGGGGCATCTGGAGGAGATTTAATTGTGGTGGCAGGTAGACCATCACAAGGTAAGACAGCATGGATGTGCAACTCAGCAATAAAGAGTGGTATACCAGCATTAATTTTCTCAAAGGAAATGGGAAGAAGTCTTCTTACTGATAGGTTTATTTCTATTGACTCACAAGTAGATTTCTTAAATATTCGGCAAGGAATTATTTCAGATAAGGATGAAGCAAAGTTAGTTGAAAGTGTAAAACGAATTAGAGATACGTCCAACATTTTTATTGACTCTAATTATTCTGCTGACTTGCAGTATGTACTGAACACAATAAGACAATATCATTTTTCAGATGGAATAAAGTATGTATATCTTGATTATGTACAGCTAATGGCAGAACGTGACTCTAATTCTACAAATGAAATAGGACAGATTTCTAGAGCGTTGAAGATGATAGCAAACGAATTAGAAATAACGGTGTTTTTATTTTCACAACTAAATCGTTTGGTAGAAATGCGTGATGATAAGAGACCAATCTTGTCAGATTTGAGACAATCTGGTAACTTGGAAGAGGATGCTGATGTAGTTATATTTTTATATCGTGATGAGTATTACTATCCAGAAACAGACTCAAAGGGAAGCTTAGAGAACATCGTAAGAAAAAATAGAAACGGTCCAATTGGTACTGTGTTTCTTAAGTTTATTCCAGAAACAATATCAATTGTAGATGAGAGATAGGAGGAAGAATGAGTACAGAAAAAATTTTAGTAGTGGAGAAGTCAGAGGAATCTGTTAGTAATGGATATAGAAATGAAGTCTATGCTTTAATAGATTCTGAACGAGAACGGCAAAAGGAATTAGGTAAACCAGAAAGAATGGCTTGGGCTAGTTGGTTTATGATTTTAGCAGATTACTTTGGAAGAGTTGGTAATTCTCTTTGGAGGCTAACATTTAATGGTGGTACACATGAAGAAATTCTAGTTCCACTAGTAAAAGTTATGGCTATTGGAGTTGCTTGGATGGAAGACATCGTTCGCTTTGCTGATTATATTAGTTTAGTAGAGGAGGAAGATGGCGAACAAACAGAAGGATAAAGGAACACGTTGGGAAAGAGATGCAGTAGAGTTGTTGAAGGAAGCTTTTCCTACAGGACAGTTTAGAAGGATGGCTGGTTCTGGTGCTATTGGAACTATTATGGAAGAGCCTTTACTTGCCGGAGACTTATCAGCTAGGTTTACATTTTTTCCTAGGGAGTTTAGAATCGAAGCAAAGACTGGGTACGGTGGAGCTACTCAACTAGCTGTAAAGAGAGAATGGTTTATTAAAATAAAAGAAGAAGCCGAAAGAACATATAGTCTTCCAATGCTTATGGGAAAGTTCTCAGGTTCTCGTGGAGACTGTAAATATTTTGTAGCTTTTGATTATGAAACCTTCGTTGTGTTTATGAAAATAGTAGAAGAAATTTCTAAATCAGAAGCAGAACTTACACGGAGATTAGAAGGAAAGGAAAAATGATGGAAACTTGGTGGAAGAATATACTAAAGATTCATTCTAATAGAACGGATACTTCTGAAAGAGTTGTAAATCTTTTAGCAGTGTTTGAGGTTTTACGTCTTTGTGTTTCTGGAGTATCTAATAAAACCATAGCAGATATGCTTTCATTAGATGACTTCTACGTAAGAGAAATACTATTAGAATTTTTAGCGTTCAATGGACTGAAGCATGATCTTCCATTTAGCCCAATAAGGTTATATAAAACTTTGCAAGGAAGGTATACTGATTTTTATACACACATAGAATATACTTTTCCAACTGTAGAAGCATCGCTTTATCCAACGCTTTGGTCACTTTGTGATGTATTTGTTAGTATAGAAAAGGAGTTAGAAAACTATGACGCAAACAATTAGTCTTCCTGATTTTGAGGATATGTATAAAAGATTAGAATCAATTAAGGAAGTAACCGCAGAAAAACTTTTATTAGAGGTACAGATAAAAGAAAGAGAGGGAGATATTGTACTGCTTGTAACTACAGACCCCACCTTTTTTGAGGGTGGAAAGCCACCATCTATGGCTAAGGTTTCTAGTAGCTATATTAGAAATGGAGTTAATGGGGAGCTTACTGAACTAAGAAAACGGTATGCAGAATTATCAGCAGAGTTAGAATATCTAAAGTATCGGTTTGATTTGGATAAGATTGCTATTGACGTTTGGAGAACACAGTCTGCAAATGAGCGAAGAGTTGTGGAGTAATGACCATATTTCTAAGCGCATCTGCGATAAAAGATTTTTTATCTTGTTCTTACAAGTACAAGTATAGACGTTTTGCTAAAGTCAAGTCGGTAGAAACAACAGCAATGCGCATAGGAAGTGCTGTTCACAATGTGCTTGAGCATTGTTGGGATTCTGAATCGGTTGGTACTGGACTATATCTAGATGCGTTAGTTACTGAGTGGAATCTTTCTGCTGTAGAGAAAAAAAGAATACAAGAATGTTTAGATGTTTTCTATAACAAGACTAGTTTTCCTTTTAGCAACTTAGATAAAGTAGAATACAACTTCAAAGTTCCTTACAATAAAGATGTTTTTATTGTTGGAAAGTTTGATAGAGTTTTGGAGGAGAGTGTTGTAATAGATTGGAAAACAGGAAAGCTTCCGATTATTCCTTCAAGAGATATTCAAATGATTGTCTATGATTGGGCGTTTTTTAAACTATATGGACATAGGGCATCAAGTATTATTGACATATCTCTCTTGGATGGAAGATCGGTAAGATACAATAGAGTATTAGAAAATGAAGAGTTACTTATGAAAGTAATAGTGCCACATATTTTAGAAAGAATAGAGAGTGGTTCATATTTTCCAGAAGGTCGCTTTGCATTTGCAAGTACTTGTAAAAACTGTACCTTTCTAGGACACTGTAATCATGAGTTGGATAGTAGAAACAACACTAAGAGATAGATATAAGATTAGAAGTAATCCTGATTTCGAATCAGATGAATACAATAACTTACTCATTATAGAAAGTAAGATTTCTGAGTTAGTTAAATCTGGAAGAATAGATAGCTTTGAGCTAGCACTCTTAGAGTATGTTTCTATAAGTCAAAACTATTCTGCACTAGAGAAAACTTTAGGAATTAATCGTAAGACAATTGAGAGACACTTTAAAAAAATATGTGATAGAATTTCATATGCTCTCGGTGATGTTTTTACAGATGCAGGATATTTAAACTACATGAAGGAGAGTTATAACCTTTCTTCAAAGGAGATAAAAATATTAGAAATGCATATAAACGGAAACTATAGACACTTAGTGAGGTCAAAACCATATGGGAGCTAAAACAACTACTCCAAAATGTATTCATAGGCACACAATAAAGTCACACCCACGATGCTTTGCTGAGGGCAGAGTACTACAAGTAAAGGATGAAGAAATGGAAAAAAGAATAAGACATGAACTAGTACCAACAAAGTATCGAAGAGTCAATGTAACAACTGATGACCCTTGGTACATACATCCAGAAATGAAGTTAGGTTATTTTGATATTGAAACTTCTAATTTTACAGCTAACAATGGACATATGGTTTCTTGGGCAATAAAAGAAAAAGGAAACAGCAATGAGGATGAGATTTTATACGATGAAATTAATCAGAAGGAAGTACTTGCTGGTGACTTTGATTTAAGAATAGTAAAATCTGTTCTTGAAGCTATGCGTAAGTTTACTATTCTTGTAACCTACTATGGAACAGGATTCGATATTCCTTTTGTTCGTACTAGAGCAGAGTTTTGGTTAGCTAAACTAACCATAGAAAAACGTGAAGAACTAGAAAAGAAAAACTACAAAGAGTTAAAAAGATTACTAGAAGCGTATCTACCAGAAGATAGAAGAGTTCCATCAAAACTTAAGAAGGCAGATTTAGTTGAACTACTTCTTGATAGGGATGAAGAACTTCTAAGTTTAGAATTTCCTACACATGGAGAGATTTATCACTTTGATTTATACTATACTGTTAGAAACAAGTTTAAACTTCATCGTAATTCTTTGGCTAATGCTACAGCTTTCTTTGGTATCGAAGGAAAGACACACCTTAAACCAAGAGAGTGGATGTTAGTAAGAATTGCTGACCCTACAATCATGTCAGTAATCAAGGAACATAATGTAGAGGATGTAATCATTCTCGAAAAACTACACGAACGTGTTGGCTCATTTAGAAAATGGACACGGCGTTCTATATAAGGAGAGTTATATGGATAAAGATACTGGAGTGGAGATAGAAGTAACTACTGACGAAGAGTATACAGATGGTCTTCCTAATGGAGATACTGGTGCTATTTATACTACCGCTATGGAGTATAAGTATGATGAAGATCTTAATATGTGGTCTGGTAAACTTACTGCTACTCAATCATTTCGTCCGGAGAATTCAAAAGAATTTGGTGAGGAAATTAAGGTAGAGCTCTTCCTTACGGAAGAGAAATTTTCAGACGTTGTTTCAGAACTTTCTATGGAAATGGAGTTGCTTTTTATGGGTTGTGATGGGGATTTTAGAAACCTTAAAACTACCATTGACGAAGAATCTTTGGTATAATAGTTAATAGTAAGGAGAGAGTCGTGAACAATAAGCAGGTATCAGAAAACAGTAGAGTAAGAGTAAGTAAACTGGCTGGAGTAGACCTACTTGTAGTTGAAAAACTTTCAAAGAGGGATTCATTGTTCTATACAAATGAAAAAGCAATAGCAATTTCTACTGCTAATTTTTCACGACTACTTTTATTTTTAGTAATAAACGAGTATATTAGTCCTAATATTCTTGAGGGAATTTTAGAAGAATACTACTCAAATAATTAGGAGGATTCAATGGAATCTTATGAACAGTTTGAACAGGAGGTTGAAGATTTAGCTAGCGACTTAGAATTTTCAGAAGCTTCCTTAGTAGATAAAAAAAGAACAGAGCTTATTGAAATGTGCAAGAGTCTGGAGTTAGCTTCTTATGGAAGCAAAGCAGAATTAGTAGAACGTCTTGTAAAATATGCTCAAAACCAATTAGGTACTGGTGTGCTTACTGCCAAAAGTAGTTTTGTGGCGGTGGAGATTACTAAAGAGGAGAAGGAAGAACTTGGAAGAGCGGTACGCATCTAAACCAACTGTGATACTAATAAGCGGTAAAGCTGGAGTTGGAAAGACAGAGGCTTCTTTACTTCTATCTTCTATTGTAGATAGTAAAGGGTACATTGACTTTGTTACTTTAAACTTTGCTTATGGTGTAAAACACTCCGCTACCGATTGTTTTTCTTGGGATGGTAAGAAAGATACTAGAGGAAGAATACTTCTTCAACAGGTTGGAAGAATTGGTAGGGATTACTATAAAGATATTTGGGCTAAGCAATTGGCTGAAAAAATTCTTAGTAATCCTTGTGAATATGATTTTGTTTTTATAGACGATTGGAGATTTCCAAATGAAGAAATCTTTTTAAAAAAGACTTTGGGAAAAAACTATCTAGTGGTTACACTTCGTATACTAGCTCCAAATCGTGAAATTTTAAAAGGAACAAAAGAATATGATGATATTTCTGAAACTGCACTAAACACATACTCAGATGAAGATTTTGATTTTTGTATTGATAACTCAGGTAATCTTATTGATCTTAAAGAAAAATTAAAACTTGTTATTAAACAAATAGAAAAGAAATTGGAGGCAACAAATGATTGAATCACTTATCACTGTCTCTTCATTAGCTACTTTAGCTTTAGAAGGACTAAAAAATCTGGTTAGACTTATCAAAAAGGATTGGGAGTTTGATTTCTCACCAGCGTTCTATGGAATTACTATTCCAGTAATGCAACTATTAGTACAGCCAGCACTTGTGTGGATGGATGTACTACCTGCTGACCAGCTAACTCTTAGCTTTAAGCTACTTATTACAGTCTTTATCCAGTCGTTGATGTCAGTTGTTATTTATAATACAGGTGTAAAACCATTCAAAACTTATAGAGAAGAACAGGCAATAGTTAACGGGGAATAACCCAAATAGGTATAATAACTCCCCACTATAAAAGGTGGGGAGTACTTTTCTAAGGAGATATTTATGTTGGTACTTACAAGTGAGCAACGGGTAGGCAGTAGATGGATAGGTTATTTGTTAGGAGATTTATTTTCCGGTAAAAAATCAACACCAGAAATAAATCTAAACGATGTTGAAAATCCTGGAACTCTTTATCGTCAGGCAATGAATTCCAATAGAGTTTTTAAAATTCATGGGAATCCTCCATTAGAGGTTGTAAAAATTCTAGGTCCGCAAATTAAACTCTTGGGCATTGTTCGTGACCCTAGAGATAGATTAGTATCTTTATCTTTTCATAAAAGATACCATCTATTTCACGATGGCTTTATTGAAAAGAAACGAGATACAGAGTTAGAAGCACTCCAATATACGGTAATGGAAGACGGTGCTGACAATCAAAATAATTATAAGATGTTAGAGTATATGATTTCATTTCATAGTACCCGTGCTCTAAACAAAACTTCTAACTATGTGTGGACTACGTATGAATGGTTGAAAGAAGATACTTATGGAGAGATTACAAAGATTTTAGATGTTCTTGGATTAGATTATTTTCCAGTAACTATAGAAAAACTTGTAGAGAAATATTCGTTTAGGAATCTAACTGGAAGAAATCCTGGGGAAGAAGATAGAAAGGATACGTTTGCACGTAAAGGTATTGTTGGGGATTGGAAGGAGTGGTTTACTCCAGAAATGTTAGAAAGAACTGAGGA